AGTAAAGATGGCCAAGGAGCAGCCAGCTTCGTACATGACGCTGCTTGGCAAGGTTCTACCGGCCCACATGAATATCAGGGCAGAAACAGGCAAATTTGAACTCATCGTGAAAAGAGCCAATGCAGATAAGCCTGACACTGACTGAACCGCAGGAAGAATTTGTTTTCACTGACCAGCCCCACCCTGCTTTCGTCGCGGGTTATGGGGCTGGAAAGTCTCAGGCTGCTGTCGGGCGAATTTTAGTCAAGGCTCTGCAATATTCAGGCATGAACTTTGGCTTTGTTGAGCCGACTTATGACCTTGTGAAGCTGATTGCTTGGCCCCGTTTCACAGGAATGCTGGATGAATGGGGCATGGAATATGAACTTAACAAGGCCGACAGCATCCTAAAGATATTTAACGGCTCTCAGATTATCTTTCGATCCGCTGACAATCCTGAACGCATGGTTGGCTTTGAGATTGCTGATGGCGTCATCGACGAAATCGACACGCTGAAGCGCCAGCAAGCCGCAGACGTTTGGACTAAGATGCTGGCGCGCTGCCGACAGAAGAAGTCAGATGGCTCTGACAACACGCTGGCCGCTGCCTCAACGCCTGAAGGCTTTAACTTCGTCTATGACACATGGGGTAAGTCGCCAAGGGAAGGTTACCAACTGATAAAGGCTCCAACGAGCAGCAACCCGTATCTACCCAAAAACTACATTGAAAGCCTGAAGCGCCAATATTCATCCGCGCAGCTTTCCGCCTATCTGGACGGTGAGTTTGTCAACCTGACATCTGGCAGCGTCTATCCAGAGTTTGACCGCAACCTAAATTGCACCTTCGAGCGCATCAATGCAGGTGAGCCGCTGCACATCGGTGTTGACTTCAACGTCAATAATATGAGCGCGGTAATATGCGTTATCCGCAATGGGAACCCTATGGCACTTGATGAAATAACTGGCGTCAGGGACACGCCTACGATGATCCTGCGGCTTCAAGAACACTTTCGCGGTCATCCCATCACCGTTTATCCTGACGCATCTGGTGGGGCTACAAAGAGCATCAATGCCAGCCTGTCAGACATCACGCTTTTGCGCGCTGCAAATTTCACAGTTTTGGCAAATAGTAAAAACCCTGCGGTCAAGGATAGGGTTATGGCTCTCAACCAGATGATCCATAATCAGGGTGACAGAAGGCTGCTGGTTAACCCTGACACCTGCCCTAATATGGTTGAGGGTTTGGAGCGCCAATCATACGGTAAAAACGGTGAACCAGACAAAACTGCTGGCTTCGACCATCTAAATGATGCTCTCGGCTATTTCATAGCGTATAAGTATGCTATTGGACGGGGAACCGTTTCATTCGCGCAAATCGCAGGGGTTTAAATGAGCGTTTCAACCACCCACAAGGCTTATGACGAAAACCGTTATAAGTGGAAGCGTTGCCGTGATGTCATTGCTGGCCGTGACGCTATCATTAAAAACCTTAGAGGACAGACCCGATATACCGGCAGTCTCTATAATCCTGTCTTTACCGGCAACGATTACCTGCCGCGCTTATCCAGCCAGTCTGATAGTGAATATATGGCCTATCAGGAGCGCGCTGGCTTCTTTAACGCCACAGGAAGAACGCTGGACGCCTTTACCGGCATGATATTCGCCAAAGACCCTGTGATTGAATTGCCAACCGCTATGGAGCCTTATGAGGACGATATTAGCTTGGCTGGCGACAACCTGCGAGAGTTTGCAGAGCAGGTGGTTGATGAGCAGCTTGCTGTTGGCCGTGTCGGCATCATGGCAGACTTCCCACAGGTTGAACCTACCGGCCTGACTGTGGCGATGGCTGAAGCCATGAATGTGCGGCCATTCCTGCGTTGGTATTCGGCTGAAAGCATCATCAACTGGCGTGTAAGCACCATTAATGGCGCAGAGGTTCTGACGCTGGTTGTGCTGCGCGAAACGGTTGAGCGCCGCGAAAACGAATTTCAGACCACAGATGTTGTGCAATATCGTGTTCTTGACCTGACTGAAGAAGGCTACCGCCAGCGGGTTATGACTGAGAATGATGAACTCATCAGCGAAGTGTTCCCGCTTCAGCAGGGCACTCGTATGAACTTCATTCCATTCCTCATTCTTGGCGCTAACAGTGCGGGTGCTGAAGTGCAGAAGCCACCCATGCTTGACTTGGTGGACACCAACCTTGCCCACTATCGCAACAGCGCAGATTATGAGCATGGCTTGCACTTTACCGGCTTGCCCACTCCCTACGTTGCTGGCGTCCAGCTAAGTGAGGGGCAGGTGCTTTCTGTAGGCTCCATGACCGCATGGGTATTTCCTGACCCGTCAGCTAAAGCAGAATATCTGGAGTTTAAGGGTGATGGCCTGAAAACCCTGCGTGAAGCCATGAAAGACAAAGAACAGCGCATGGCTGTGCTTGGCGCTCGTATGCTTGCGGATGACAAGAAAACCAATGAAGCGTTTGGCACACTTGAATTGCGCACGGCTGGTGAGCGGTCAGTGCTTGCATCTATTAGCCGGTCAGCTTCAGACAGCCTTACCCGCGCATTAAACTGGATGGCTGAATGGATTGGCGCGCCTACTGATGCCAGCATTACTCTTAACACAGACTTTGGTGCAGCGCGTATGCAGCCGCAAATGGTCACCGCCTTGCTTCAGGCTTATCAGAATGACGCAATGCCGCTATCGGTTGTGTTTGAGAACTTCCAGCGTGGCGAATTGGTCAATCCAGAAATGGAATTTGAGGAATATGAAGCGCAATTGGCTGACGAAGGCCCATCATTCGCTGATGATGTGAGTGAGGTTCAAAGCAACGCCGCTGAAGAACAACAGGGCTTTCTTACTAACGTAAGGCAACGACTGGGGCTGTAATGTCTGTAAATAGCGAAATCGTTAACGTCCTCGTTGATGCCATTTCCGCACTGAATGTGCGGGTTGATGACGTATTTTCGCAGCAAGCCATTCAACAGGCGGTGATCGACGCCAACAGCCGCACCGACCAAAAGCTAGATGTTATCATCGGCAGCCAGATTAAGGACGCTGCTGAAAGCTGGTTGCGCGATAACATCACACAGCCTGAGAACGGCAAAGACGGTGTTGATGGTAAAGACGGTAAGGATGGCCGCACACCAACTGACGCTGAAATAAAGCTGGCTGTCGAAATATGGTTTGAGATTAATAAGGATGACTTGCGCGGCAAGGATGGCGTTGACGGAAAAGACGGTAGGGATGGCCGCGATGGTGTTGACGGTAAGAACGGCAAGGATGGCAAGGCTGGTGCAAACGGCGCTGATGGCGTGGGCATTGCTCTGGTTGAGCAGCGCGATGAAAACTCATTCTACATAACCCTGACTGATGGGCAGGAATTTCAGATTGAACTGCCGCAGGGGCGCGCAGGTAGCTTCTATGGTGGCGGTGGTGGTGGCATCCGCGAAATAACATCGACTGACAACACGGTCATTATCACGCCTACGCAAACAGGCGTTGATTTGAGCGTCACTGGCGGCGGTGGCGGCATCACAACCAATGTGTTTGCCTTGGTGCGCAACAGCACTGGTCAGACCATCCCAAAGGGCGCTGCGGTCTATATTAGCGGCGCTACGGGGCAAACCTCAGAGGTTTCACTTGCTCTGGCTACATCTGACGCCACAAGTGCGCAGACACTTGGCCTGACCTCTACAGCTATAGCTAACAATGCCACAGGCTACGTCTTGACCTTTGGCTATTTGGGCAACGTAAACACTTCTGCATATGCGGACGGTCAACAGCTTTACCTTAGCCCTACCGTTGCCGGTGGACTAACTGCGGTTAAGCCACTTGCTCCGAACCACTTGGTTTATGTGGCCGTTGTCGAATATGCTCACCAGAACAACGGCAAGCTGTTTATTAAGGTGCAGAATGGCTATGAACTGGACGAAATCCATGACGTAGCTATCAGCGCCTTGGCTGAAGGCCATACGCTCCGCTACGATGCTGCTGCAAGCCTATGGCGCAACGTCCCTGCTTCCAGCGGCGGCACAGTCACATCTGTCAATGTATCTGGCGGCACAACCGGCCTTACCTTCGGCGGTGGCCCAATCATTGCATCAGGCACAATTACAATGTCTGGAACACTTGGAACAAGCAACGGCGGCACTGGTTCGACCACACTAACCGGCTATATCAAAGGCACAGGCACAGACGCACTTCAGGCCGTGACTGGCATTCCAGCATCTGATATATCGACACCAATTGATTGCGGAACTTTTGAGTAAAGGGAAATACGATGCCAAGAGTACAAATTAAGCGCGGCCTCAAGGCTAACCTGCCCACATCGGGTATGCTTGTTGGTGAACAGCATTTCACCACCAACCGTTCAACGATGCAC